AGCGAAATCAAATGCACGGGGAGCTACCGATCTGACAGGCGCAGAGATGATGCTCCCTTCGGATTTTAACGACGAACGGCACACGAAAGCCGCAGTAGGCACAGTTACATTGACGCTCACTGTCTGTGCAACTACGTGACTCGCTACTCTCGTTACGTTAAATACCGCTGCCATCACTCCCTACCTTTCTCGATGTGCTTAACCTAGATACTGCTGTAGCAAAACCTTTATCCCAGACCCCATCCGCCGCCGCCCGGATCAGCAACTGCCTCAACTCTAACCGCCATGCAGCAATTCTTGTGAGTGAAAGATAAATTAACCCAATCCTCGCTGTACGCTGACGTCAATCTAGGGGTGAAAGAACCTACCTCACCTGATCGAGTTAGATCTACAGTAAAGAACGGGAAAAGAAGATACTGCCCGCCGTCAATACTCACCGTCTCTGGAGTGGTTAAAGTCTTGAACGCCGCTGAAGAACTCAAGAGGATATTAGGCAATCTACCTGCGACGATCACCCCGCCTCGGTCTGCCACTCCCTCCCACCCACTAATATCGTCATTAGGGTTTACCCCTTCGTAAATGGCGCGGTACAAGTACACAGGTTGAAGTTTCACATACCGACGGACAGGGTCGAAGGACGCTTGCACAGGGCCTACGGCATTGACCTGCTCTGGGGCAGTGGCTGATTCCGAAGTAAACACCTCGACGTACCTGTCCGACGGAGTCCTGTGGGCAATGGATTTAGCGCCTTGCCTTGTGAACGGGCCAGTACAGATACTGCCGCCACCGCAACCCCACCCGCCTGTGTTACTTGCGTTATACGGAGCTTGGGTGTCCTCTTCTTCGCATAAGAAGTAGGTATGCGAAGTGTCGTTGAAGTTACTCATAACTCCTAGAGGTAGTCCGTCTACGCTGCCAGTAGTGTCGTGAATGTCGAAATAGATGTCGCCGACATTGAACCCCAAGAAAGGAGCGTGTACAGAGAAGGACGCATTGAAAAACCCTTGAGAAGTAACAGCGCTGGAAGGGTTATTGTACGAAGTTCCGAAATACATAAACTGGAAAAATGTCTTTACAGCGCCGCTCACGGTAATGTTTTGGCGGAACCCTGCGAATACAGCCCCTGTCTCGGGATCGACGACTACCCATAAGTCGGCTATCTCAGGGCCTGTATCCGTGATCAGGTTAGGAGACACTGCCGTCTGTTTGAAGATGCAGCACTTAGCCGCCACCCTGTCCGCGTCCCCGTTGTAGTGAGGGTTTGCCCCAGCCTGTTTGTACCATAACTGCACAGGGTCGAACGTCGCTGACCCTGCTGTTGCGGAGACCGCTAACCATGAGGCAGGAGTAAAGTCAGGGTTATCCGCAGGTTGGCGCATAAACCCTGACCATCCTCCATTATCAGGGTGGTCTTGATAATGGTACCCTGCCGGAGTCACTCCGTCTTTGTCTGCATCGTAGCGATCTTCCCAGAGAGGGATTGGCGTGTTTGTCTCTGAATTCACAGAGGAGATTTCAACTAAACCTCCTCCATCCAAAGTCTCTCGTGCGATGTCGAAATCCATAGAGGCGGATCCACGGAAGCCGCAGGCCAAGTTGATTTGTACATCGCCTTTCACCAGATGCGCCCTACGGTATAAAGCTCTGTCAGGCGTGTCCACAGCCGTGACAGGGGTACCGTCCGGCGCCTGCTCAAGCTCGTCATACGTCCCGATAGCCGGGTCAATGCTGTTGGCAGTGATGAACGCCCCGTCATAAGGTAAGGTCCAACTCCCTTCGTCAATAGCGTACCCGCATATCAAATCGAGAGCTTCACTGACAGATGCGACAGAAGTATGGTGGTGGACAGGCATAAGGAGTTCTCTCAGGTATGGATTACAGAGGCAGGTAAGTTGTAAACCCCATTGCCGCCCATTGCGACGGGTTCGCGGCATAATTATGGTTAGGGAATATAGTACATAAACGCAGTAATTTAGCACTGTCCCCTGTGTAGGTGTAGATTACAGGTAAAACACCTATGTCGAATGCCTTGTACATCCCTGCGTCGCTACCGACATTACCTAAAGAGCTGAACGCATAGACTTCGTCCAGTTCGCCGACATTAGCCCCGATGCTGTTCTTGAACAACTGGAGAGGCGTACCGCTTTCAGACGTAATCTTACCCGCCCCGCCCGCGAACCACGGGTGGATATTGTTCTGGCAGGTGTAACCTCTGGCAACATCTAAAGAGGCAAACACGTTAACCACAGCGTCGTACACAGCGCGGTAGGAGGACTGTGTTTTATCCCCGTTGAGCGTTGCAGTGTCAAAGCCTAAGCCGTTACGGAACCTATTGACCAGTCTCTTGAACCCTGCGTTACCGAACCACACCATTGCTGCCGACTTCTTCTGCCACCCAGCGTCAAACCCCGGAGCGTTCCCTGTCCCAGAGGTTGAGCCATCCTCATCAGAGGCAGGGTCGTAAAAGTTGGAGTGATATGCACTCGGCTGGTCGAGACGAGGAGCTGCTCCTGACCCGCTACCGCCGACAAAGATAGGTTGAGAGTAAGCGTCAGGCCAGTCGTTCGGCTCGTAGAAACCTAAGTACGCGCTGAGAAACTTATCGCCGCACTGGATAACAAGACGGATAGAGCCTTGATCATGACCTATCCAATAACGAATTGAAGTCCCTTTGATATGGAGGCAAGGGGCATGGTAATCAGCGAAAGCTGGGACGGACGGGTTGGCCGCAGTGTCCCAGTCAGACAAGTTACGTCCAACGGCGTTTTCGAAATACCTGTTAACCGTGTCGAAAGAAGCGACATCACTAGCAGGAAACCCATCGATACTTCGCATCCCGTGCAGCAGCCACACAAATTCCGTCGTCGGCGATGCGGGGATTGCGCGGCGCTCTATCGCGTAATAGTAAGGCCCGTTGACACGGTAGGTACTGGTGTCTTTGAACACGGCCATCTTAGCGTCGCCTTCACGCAACCCGACGACATTAGCCTCTAAGTTACCGGCAGGTTCTTTTTGAGACCACAGGTCGGAAGACGTGAAGTTAAGGTAGGAGCGAATCTGTCGACGACCTTGAGTAGGAGAGGCAGTGACCCAGTCCGCACGGACTTCGCCCGTGTTAGGTCGCTCAGTGACGGTAAGGTAAGGCCGGGAAGGGTTGTTAGCTAGACAGTCGTCGAAATAAATATAAATCTTATCTCCTACGACGTATTGGTAGGACGCAGCGGGGTCTGCCGCCATGTTAACTACGAGGGAGCGAAACCCTACAAAACCGTCGTCCGGCTCTGTTAGTTCCACACCTTGAGTAAGGGTGCGCGAAATATCTCCTCCGACCAAGTCGGCTGTCCGGTTCGCCGTTCCGAAAGAGAACGTGGCCACGTTAGAAGCTACAGAAGTGCAGATCAAACATACGCGGTCGCTGTATGACTCGTTCCCTGTGTCAACGAGGGAAGGGTTTCCGTCCAACGGCAAGAACCTGCCGACCTGTAGGTCTACCGATGGTACGCAGTCTGGATTAGTTCCACCTACAGGGGTGAAGTCCATCACCTTGATTATCACTTCGTCAGCTACGCTATGCGCGGCAGCTACGCTATCCCCGTAAGTGTTGTACGGAGAATAGAAGAAGTTAATCAAAACCCCGCCGCCGTCAGGTCTCAGTATTTGCACGGCTTCGTTAACGTTGTACACAGTAGAATCTACTGACCATTCACTAGAGAATCCGTCCTCCGACATCTCGACTGTGAACGTAGTCGGCGTGACGAACGTTAGTCGGAATCGAGTGAAGTAGAAGTCGGGGTCGACGTATAAACTTCTTAACTCCCCGAGCCGACTCCCTGAAAAAACCAACTGCCCCAGCCGGTCAAACCCTCCGGCGAACTGGAGCAATCGTTGGAAGAGGTCGTTCTCGTTTTTAGCGATACCGGCAGTGAACGGCATATTACAGGACTCCTAACTTTTGCATCTTGTTGACGATCTCTTTAGAGCCTGCGCGAGAAGTTACGTAATCTTTCGTCACACTCGGGTCTAGCACGTTGGTAATGTTGTTCTTCACTATTGGTTGAACATTATTCGATCCGCCCGTCAGAGAGATTCGTGACAAGCCGCTGCTCATGTCTCTTGAGGCAGACTTGGCTTCGAGCGCAAATCGCCCGGAAGCGTGCGCGGCTATTTTGCCAGAGTTTACCCCGTCAATGAAATCTTTACCAAGTAAAGAAGTCGCTTTTGCTGTGAGGATAGCTTCGCCATTAGATACTTTGATAGGTGCGCTTCCGTTACGTCCTACACCGAACGCTAGGATAGAGTCACTGACACCGGACCCCGGACCTCGGATAACCCCGCCGCCAGTAGAAGGCCCGTCAACCCACCCTCCTCGGCTGAACCCTCTGATCACGCCGCCATTAGCAGCGGCAGCGGAGAAGAAGGAGCTGATCATGCTGCCCCACCCGCCCGCTGAACTTGCAGCACTGGACAAGCTCTTACCAAGGCCAGAGACCATGTCCCCGACCATGCTCCCGATGCCGCTGCCGCCTCCTCCGCCACCGCCGGAGAAGCTACTCATCAAGCTGCTGAACATCCCAGAGATAGAACCGCCTGCGCCGAACAGACTTTCGAACCCTTTAGCTAAAGGCCCGCTAGAGGAGAAAAATTCAGTGACCGAGTCGAACAACCCGCCGCCTTTCTTGTCGCCCCCTCCTGTCACCGCGTCGAGAACCCCGCCAGCGGCGCCGCCGCTGACGTTGACCACTCCGGCGGATACGTTCATAACCCCCGTATTGCCTCCGCCTATGGCAGACCCTAGTCCCCCTAACGCAGAGCTGAGCGGATTGTCCGCCGCTCCGCTAAGACCTGTGCCGGTGTCGACAGGGAAGGTCTGCACGTTTCCGCTGCCGCCTTCTGAACTCCCCAAACCTAGCCAATCTAAGGCAGAATTGAACATCCCTCCTATTGAGGATAGGAACCCGCCGCCGGACGTGTTTTTATTGTTTGACGGGTCAGAGCTAAACAGGTTCTTCAACATCCCCATGCCGCTGCTGACTATGCTGCCGACATTAAACCCGCCGCCCTTAGAAGACTCAGCACCTTCCTTTCCTTCTTCACCGCCTAACAACGCCTGCCCTAGCTGGTTCATCCCTGTACGGAGATTCAACTTCAAGAAGTCTCGTGCCAACTCATGCACGAGTTTCTTCATCGTGGCGCCGAAGTCCTCCCCGTCGACCAGCGCATCCCCGATAGCGTCACCTACGCTCTCCCACGCGCCGACCAACTGAGAGCGCACCGTCTTCCCGTAGTTCTTGACGTCATTACTACTGTTAGCTAGATCTGCACTCAAAGCTTTAGGATCGAACCCCGACATCAGTTGTTCTCTGAAGTCAGTGGTCAGTTGATACATCTTGGCTTGGACTTCAGCTCTCTCCTTATCCAAGTCTAAGAGCTTGTTAGTCTGAGCTTCCTCTACCTCCGCAGCTTCCTGCTGCAAACTGCGAATTTCGCTAAGGGTCTCCTCGGTCTGAGCGAGTTGTTCTTTCTTGGCGATCTCGTCATTGATCCCTTTTATTTGTACGGCAGTACGAGATTTAATGGCCGCCTCGTGTTCGGAGAAGGCAGCCAAGTTACCTTCCAAAGCATCTAGCTTCTGCCCTTTCGTGTAATCAACGCCGTTCGCCTGCATGATAGCGTCTTCGGTAAGGTTGCCCGTCGTTGGGCCGCGCTTCTCTCTACTCTCGAACGCCTTATCCTCTTTCGCCCACGCTTGCGTAAGCCCACTGAGGACGGCAGACTGCCTTAGTAACGCTACGCTAAGGTCTTCTCTGGCGTCGACCGCAGCTTTTATATCGTCTTCTGATGCACCTTGCGCTCGCTTCTCCGCTATGAAAGCGTCTCTTACCTTCGCTTGCGCGGCGGCGTAATTGTCTTGCAAAGCATTGAGAGTCCCGACGTCTCCACGTTTAGCAGCGGAAGCTGCACGCTGAGAGACTCCTTTCAACTCGGTTTCCGCTAATTTAAGCGTAGCCTTCAGCGCCTTGTTCTGCTCACTCTCAACCTTCTTAGCAGCGGATTCCGCACGCGAAGCTCCTTTCTCCGCAAGGCTGATCAGTTTCTGTTCGCCGTCGGCGCGGACGTCTTCGAGCTTTACCTTGGCATCTTGCAGTTTTTTATTAGCTTCGCTATACCCTTTGTCACCTTCCTGTAATTTACTGAGCGCGGCTTTTGCTTCTTCCACGCGGCGTTCTTGCCACGTTACTTCGAGGGCATTCAACTCCTTCTGCTGCGCTTCCGCCTTCGCCAAATCCCCGCCTGCTTTTCGTGAGGCTTGGGAGATACCTACCTGTAGTTCGCCAGAGCGTGTGATCTCGGAATCCGTTGGCTCGTAGTTTATCGTAGGTTCTTTCGGCTTAATGTCCGACGCAAATCTGTGGTACTGGTCGGAGACGAATTCTCTGGACTTAGACGCCTTCTGCCCTGAGTAAGCTGTACTTTCCCTGTCGATATTCAGGAACGCATTTTCCAATTTCTCGGCGTCGCTAGGTGATAAATACCTTACACGGGAGATCAGGTCCTCTCGGACTTTCTTGTCCGCTGTTGCAGACATCGCAGAAGATTCCCTAGCTTTCTGCTCAGCCTCCTTCCTCGCACGTTTTTCTGACTCCTCTCGTTGTAAGGAAGCCTCCTGTTTCTGTAAGCTAGTTTCCATGAAACCGTAATTAACACGAGATTGTGCGACATCTTTGTTCAACACCTCTACATTGGTGGTATAGCCGAGGAAGTCGGTCAATTTCCCAAAGATGTTGGGGCCGTTCTTAGCTGCTTCCTCCTTAGCATCTAGCTCTGCTTTAGCTGCGTTCAACGCTTGCCGCATGGCGTTGACTTTCTCGACCGTAGACAAACCGAGCAGGTTCAACCCTGCTGTAAGTTGCATCACAGCCGCATATACCTGAGCTTCACTGTTGCTGGTATCGATAGCGTTTACCGCAGTTTGAATAGCACTTTGCGTAGAAGCTGCATACGCTTGTGACAGGTCAACAGAGCCTGTCTTCAGATACTCGCCCATCTTGTTGGCGTAATCCGTCATCGCCGCTTCAACTTCAGCAGGCGAGAAGTTTTCAGGGTTCGCGATTATCTTCGTCAGGTTAGGGACTTGATCAATCAGAGCAAGAAGGTTTACTCCTTCTTGCCGAGTGGCTTCGTCTGAGCTGTTGGCTTTATCGTTCAGTTGCGCCAACGTCGTGCGCATAGAATTCAAGAAACCTGTGACAGAGTCTTGCACTTGCCGTTGCGAAGCGGCGAGTTCCTCAGCTTCCCTCATAGTCAGGGCTTGAGCTGCCGGAGCGACCCTCTTTATCTCAGCGAGGACAGCTTCCTTCTCAGCTTGCGTCCCTGCTGTTGCGAGCTGAGAAAGTAACCCTTGAATCTCTTTTGCTGAGTCGCCAAGCCCGCCAAGGTACTGCGAGTACAAGATACCAACGTCCGAAATTTCTTTCCTGAAATGCTCGACGGATTGCGCAAACTGCCCTTCCGCTGCTGCGCCACCATCCCCGGAGAACCTGTATTGTTCTGCTTTCTCAGAACTCTCACGGTACTTAGCTGCGGCGCCCGCCGCATCCTTAGTAAGTTGCTCGGCTTTGGTGCGCCCTTCTTCTCGTCGTTTAGCTGCGTTAGCAGCTTCGTCAGAGTTTTTATAGAGCTTGTACAGAGAATAAGCGCCTGTCACCACTGTGGTGATCATACCGACAGGGCTGGTTCTAAAGAGGTTGAGAATCCCACTGAAACTCGACAATGCTATCCGCATCTCGCCGAACCAGCTCATCACACGGAACAGGCCGTTGATAGTCGGGGCGCCAGACTTAGCTACTCCTCCGACCTTGCTTGCCAATCCGCCAAGTCCTTTCAACCCTTGGAACATAGTGACGATACCCGCTATGCTCGATACTGCGTTTATCGTGTCCGAACTGACGCCAGCATTTGACGCTACCGTAGAAGCACCTGCCCCAGCAAAGCCTCCCGCCACTGATGCGGCCAATCTAGCAGGTAAAGACAGGCCGCCTGTCTTGCTGAAGGTGAGCGCTGCCGCCGCTACGCCCGCCCCTGCTGCGGCTCCTGTCACGCCGCCATCTCCTTTACGTGCAGACTCTTTGCTGATCGCCTGCATTTTCGTCAAAAGGTCCGACGCTACACCTACTGCTGATTTCAGCCCTTCGACTAACCCTCCAGTTGCCTCCTGCCCTAACTCGATAAACTGATTCTTCAGTTGTTGCAACTGCGCACTGAGGGATTTCATCTGCGTCTCAGCGGCTTGAGCTGCGGCTCCGCCAAACGTCAGTTCCTTCTCACTCGCCGCCAACTGGTCGATGTTCTGCACCAAAGCACTCAGTACGTTGGTCGCTCGAATATCAAAAGCTCGGCCCAAGATGTCTTTACCTTCGCCGCCGAACCCGATCCGTTTCAGTTCAGTGACAGCAGCCAGTAAAGGGTTGTCCGATTTCGTAAAGCCGCTGTACATCTCTCGGATAGCAGCTTGAGACAAGCTCTGCCCAAGGTCTGCGTACCTCTCCTGTAATGCACTGACTGCCTTATCGTCGAGGTTGAACAGTTCCAACATGCTTTGGCGCAAACCTGTCGCCGCCGTTGAAGGCTTGATACCGACGTTTCTCAGCGTGGCGACGGCGCTCAGCAGTTGCTGAGAATTAACGTTGTTGTCTTTCGCGGTACTGGCACCAAGAGACAGAATGGTGTTCAGGTCTTCCCCAGACAGCTTCGAAATGTTTACCGCTTTCGTTAACTGGTCCGCGATAGAGTTATCACTCATCTCCGTGTATACGGAACGGTAAGTAGTTAACAGGTTGGCGGAGGTCGCCATCGCGGTTTCAGTCGCACGGGCGAACTTCTCGGTCGCCGCCAACGCTCCGCCCAACTCCTCCGCCGCTACGCCCGCCTGCGCCAGTATCTTCGCGCCTTCTGCCAGCTCGTTCATAGAGAACGAAGACGAAGAGGCGAGGTTCTTTATCGACGCTCCGACCGCCGCCATCTGGTCGTTAGTAGCTTCAGACACAGCTTGCAAGTTCGCCATCTGCTTATCGAACAGGACGATCTCTTTAGCCGCCGCTGAGAACGCACCTGTTAACTGGTATAGCGCACCGTACCCCAGTGCGTACCGGGCGAAGTTACTGAATAACGAAGAGAGTTTCGACGTCTCTGCCCCGACCTGCGCTTGCGCTTGTTTCAAGCCTTGCAGTTCTTGGCGCAATTTCGCCAGGGACTGACGGTAAGCCTCCGCTCCTTGCACATCGCCCGTACGGATAGCGGCTCCTAACGCAGTCTTCGTGTCAGAGATCTGAGAGTTCAGGAAACCTCGAACAGGTTGAACTTCGTGAGGTTGCAACCCTACTACCCCTGAGCGACGGTAGATTGCTTCCCCTTCTGCGTTCGAACCAGCCTTGCCATCAACTCCTACTTGACGGATAGCTTCAGCTCTTTTCCTAGCATCGTCTCTAACATTCTCAGAATTAGCTCGATAAACCGCTGCTAGTTTGTTATCCAACTCCACCAACTTCTGAGTCGCTTGGCTGGCAGCAGCAAGGTGCTTGTCTCTCTCCGCAGAGTTCTGAGCTGAGGCGGCGAGATCGCTGGAGGTTTTATAGTCAGCTCGCAAAGCTCTCTTGACGTTTGCCAGTTGCGAACGAGTCAGTTGTTCAGGAGCGTCCAGCGCACCGCCAGCGATCAGGTCGTTTCCTGCTTTCTGGTTGAACACTCTACGCAAGGTAGCTTGTTGCTGAGACTCAAGCCTCTTCCTCTCAGCAGCGACCTGACGATCCGCCGCTATCTCAGCGTCAGCCTCTGTTCGGATATTCTTGAGGTTCTCTTTCAACGTAGCGTTGTTAGCACTTTGCTGCATCGTCTGAGTGCGTTTCACACTTGCAGCCTTGGCTGTCTCCGTTTCCTGAATCGCCGTCTTCTCAGCTTTTGCTAAGTTAGTTATCGGGCGATTTACTGCTAAAGTCTGCTGTAAAGGTGCAGCGTAAGCATTCATCTTGCTCGCTGTACGAGTGTCACCTATGGATGTCGCCAGTCTCTCAATCTGCTTATATGCCGCAACTTGCTGCTGAAGGTCCCCTAACATCAGCCGGGCGGACCGTTGCTGCTCGACTGACATTTTCTTGAAAGTTTCAGGGGTTAAGCTACTACCCAGCAGCTTATCGAACTGCTCCCCTTTTATCGGTTTGATATTCGTCAGCGTGCGTAAGGCTGCCTGTAAAGCCTGAATATCTTGCAGAGCTTTGTTGGTTTTATCTCCACCTAATTTCGCAGACATACTCTTTTCGAGCGAGTCCACCTCTTTCAGGGCGGCCTTCCTTGCTTTGGCGATTTGCTGTACCGAAAGTTCGCCACGTTTAGAGATGGCTGCAAAGAGATCGTCAGGCGGAGCTACCTCGCTGAACATATTGTTCAACTGCGCTTTAACCAGATCCTTCGCCTTGCCCGGCTTGGAAGGAATTAGATTCAGTAAAACATCGATCTCAGGAGTCCTAGCCATTCGCGCACCAGCCTATAGTGTGTTAAGTAGTGAGATTGTCGGATGATAACTTAAAACCCTAGCGATTTAAGCTCTGCGGCACCGTCTCCGGTAGTGAGATCTACGCCATCGTCATCAGACAGGGAGCCGCCCATACCGACGATAACGGATTCGAAGATGGTTTTTAATTCTTTCCATTTCACCTCTAACGCAGAGGTGACGATGGTGTCGCAGTCCTGTTTCGAAGTGTGGCAGTACAAGTGTCGCGCCCGCTGGAAATCGAACTGAGTCGCGTACAGACATTTCATATCCATAGGAAGCTGGCCGACAGTATTCAGGAAATCCGTGCCGACGTAGGGTTTATTGTCTTGTCGCTCACCTTCTTCAGCCTTTTTATTTTTATCCGTATCAGACTTCTGTATATCTAAAATCTCGTATGCAATTTGCTCTGCTTCCGCTTCTGTGAAATCCGTTATGGATTGTCCGCACGCGGTAACTGCTGCGGCGATAGCCTCCGCGAAAGATGCGGAAGGATTCTCCTCGGCGAACCTCCCCATCACTTCCAGAAAGAAGTACGAGATAATTACTTTGCTGTTAGATTTCTTAAAAAATAAAGACACGTAAGCACCTCATTGACAGGTAAAAAAAGAGAGGCGTAAAGCCTCTCTTCTCTTTCACTTAGTTAGGTGTGCGATCAGTCTGCGCCGCTAACCATCATACCCATCGGGTGATCAGGGATGATACCTGCCAAGTGGTGCAACGGTCCGCCCGTCGCGTAGTCCAATGCTACAGGTGTCAGACAGGTCAGCTTCATGTCAGTAGAGGCGAACGCGCTGGCGTCAGTCGCGTAGTCCATACCGGCAGCGTTAGACACTTTCCAGAAGTTGAACACGAAGGGACGGCCTGAGCTGTTCTGCTTCTGTACGATCATGCACGAGAAGTAGTTAGTGCGGCTGACGCTGCCGATAGAGACAGGGCGAGCTGCGACCACGTGGGCGCCTGACACGATGGCAACTACCACTGGGGTAGCTGTGTCCAAAGTAATGTCTAAACCTGTCACGGAATCAACCTTGAGGATGTTTACGTTCTCAGGCTCACCTGGGTTCCATACCATCAAGATGTCGTTAGCGGTAATGCCAGCGGCTGACGTTACAGTTAAAGTCGTATCAGCTATCTCTGCGCCGGCAGTAGTAGTCGTAGCCACGTCTGTCGGGGCAACAGACTCAATGTCGTTACCGAGCAGGATGTTCAGGTTAGCGCGAGAGTATTCACGTAACGTACCCGTGATCTCAGCTTTCTGGTCGATGATCGCAGAGTCAACGATCTGCTTGGGGAACATACCTTCCAAGTCAGCTTTCGTCTGAGTTACGTTGATAGACACTTTGTCCACCAAGCCTACGCTGTCCGCTTGAGTCAGGCGCATCGCTTTTGTGAGAGGGCCTACACGCAGTTCTGCGGTGCCGATGTTAAATTTACGGGTTTTTGCTTGACCTAATGCCATGATTATTCTCCAGAGAAAGTTCTCAGTTCGTGGTTTAGAAGTTTGCCTAAGTAGACTGCTAATCCAGATACGAAAGGGCGTCTACCTTCCACTACGAATATCTTAGATAGGTCGTAAGCGGACACTGACGTACTAACGGGCTGGACTAACTCACCTCTGAGAAAAGATTGGGAAAGTATCTCGTCTAAGAAGTTGTCACCCAAGCTACCTACCGTCACGACGGTAGATATTTTCATCCTAGCCACGCTCTTGAAATACTTAGTGCCATAGCTAGAATCAAACGTACTCTTTGAGCTGATATTGACGGCTCTACCTCGACTGTATACAGCATTGAAACTTTCCAGTAAAGGTCTTCCGTGCTTTTTTCGATTACCTCGCCAGAAAACTTCGCGGTACCGAGGTATTTTCCTCTTCTGGTACTCCTTGGTGAGAGGTTCCCACGCCACAGGCAAGGTGGCTGAACCTCCGTCTTCTTGTCGGACACGGATAACGGGAGCCGACGTACTCACCCCCGCCCTGAGCGTGGATTTCAAATTTTCGAGAAAGTTGATAAGGTGGGCTTTCACCTTAGCGCGTATGAGCTTACCGTGAACTCGGTCGAAGTCAGACAGGATTTTTTCCTTGGAGTCCTTAGACTCTGCAACCACTCTGACCATCTTGTCGAGGATCAGAGAGACCTGCCCGTCACCGATGGCATCGCCTTTAACCTGAAGTCGGCCTCCAATTTTTAGCAACTCAGCCACAGGTAGTACCTCGTCACTGTCTGACCACCGCCAATCGGATCTTTGTCAACCGTATCCCGGACTGCGCGTCAAACTGTTGCGGGTTTATCTCGGCGGCCACCACAGTACCGTGAGCTTCTGAAGTTGATGGAAGGGTGTTAGCAAAGTAGTTCCTGATGTCTAAGCTGCTGCCTACAGGGAAGCGGGAAGTAACCTTAGCTTGGAGCGTGCTGAGTTTATAGTTGGAAGCGTCCGATGTTGTCTTAACCCCGATCAAGAATGACACTACCCAGAGAGGGTCGCGAGGAGCTTCCACAGCTTCAAGGAGTTGGTACACCAAAGCCGGAGCTTCTGCCCCCAGCACTGCGTCTGTCTGCATCACGTCATCCAAGTCGGCAACCTGTAAGGTAGTCTCGCCCCCAGCCACTAGGCTCGCTGCAATCGCGTAACTAACGTTGTCGATGGTGGATTTTATTGCAGAGAAAAATACGTCGGTTGTCATGGTGAAGCTACTCCCACTCGTTGCACTCTACAGTACAAGGAGTTGAGCAAAGTAGCTACTTCATTCACTTCAAATACTTGCCCGTCAATAGCTATGCGGCAATCTGAATCCACTACTGTGCCGCGAGGCAGGATCACAGTGTCGACTGTAAAAAATACGCCCGGAGATTCTGTGTTTCTCGATGCGGAGTACCTGTCGTAGTCTGCCCACACGCGGTCAACTTCAGCGTAGGTGTCTTTCTTCGGGGCGCCAGAAGCCCATGCACCACCTGTCTTCTTACTGATAACCGCTTGCCAAGTCAAAGCCCGCAAGGAGTAGATGTTGGCGAAGGCTGAGGCAAGCTGAATATCCTCGTTCTCAGACTCGATGAGAAACACCGTCGGACTGTCGCCGATACGGATAACCGTCTTGCTTGTAGGTGACATCGGTAACTTCATGGTGACAGGGGTTTGAAACAAACGCTTCTTTTGCCCAAACGCTCGGTCGCTGATGAATCGGTCATAGACGAAGAAACTGCCTAAGACGTTTGGCAGCAAGCTCCACGTCGCGGTTAGGAAGTTGTAGGTGTATACGGGAGTCTCAGCAAATTTCTGAGTTGAGCGACCTAACTTCACGCACCTGTACCTCCAGTGATAGGGTCAAAGGAGGCGGAGCTGATAGACATTACCGGGTAGGCGGCTACCGTCGGCAGGACACCGAGTTCTTCGTTCAACAGGTCTTTGTATTTGTCGGCTTTGTCCTTAGCTTTCTTGGCGACATCTTCCCAGTTGACGCTTGTAAACCGAGACTGCTGGTTCTTACCGTCCGCTATCTTTTGCAGGAAACGGTACGCACCTTGTTCTGCAAGTATCGCAGCGCCTTTGAACTGGCAGTAAAGGGTCAGTAACTGCCCTTGCAAGATCTCGCTTGAGGTCGGGGACGAGGCTTGAGAAGCTGCGAAAATACTTGCGTGAGCGGGGAGCCATTGACCTAAGTCAACCTGTAGCTCCACGTCTACACGAGCGTCGGTAATCTCTGGGTCAGATATGTCAGCATCGTCTACGCCGATGGCCGCACGGATATTGTCCGTTGTTACATATAATACGGACGCGGTCATCGTTCAATTAACCTTGAGTAGCCTGACGAAGAGTCAGCAAACCTGCTGCAATTTGAACCTGTACCCATGACCCTGCTCGAACTTCTGGGCAAGGAGTAAGGATGTTAGTTGTGTACCGTAGTCCTGTAGACGCGTCCACCAGATATTGAGTAGAGGGCGTAGCTACTACCCCGATGTCGGAAGGCAGGGTAATAACCTCGGCGTCGGGCTGCATTTTGCGGATTGCTTCGCAAAGCGTTTCTGCTGACACTACCGACACTTTCTGAGCTTTCCCTGTCGCTTTCTTTGCTTCCACAGCGTTAGGTTTTTTATCTTCCGGCTGGTTTGCTTCTTTGTTCTCGTCTTGCTGAGTCTCAACGCCTTCACTCATGTTTCACACCTTATTATGAGAAGTCACTTATAAAAGTTTTGTCTTGAACGCCCCTCGTAATCGAAGGACGTTCAAGACAAAACCTCCGTGGGAGGTTTTGTCTGACTTGACTAAGATCAGGTAGTCAGAGTCAACACGTCAAACGCGTCGTCGAACAAGCGATGTACCATCTCGCCGAAGTCTACGCGCAGCGCTTGGCCGCGACGCATAACGTAAGTTTCGATGGCACTGTAGCTTGCGGCTACGTTGATCACGCGACGTAGAGCGTAACGGTTGTCCAAGCCCATAATGGTGTTCGCACCTAAGATGGCAGGATCCACCAACAAGATGCGAGGAGCGGCCACCAACAGATTATCTACTGTCGCGTTAACTTGGAAGTTAGCTTCAGGAGATGCGAGGTAGTTGCTCTGCTGGGTCGGCTTACCAGTACGTGCTTCAATCGCCAACGCGGTATCGATGTCAGTCACGATGTTAGTGATTGAGCGTTTCTGGTAATTGGTACGCAGGTATTTCACCAACGCTTTGTGAGTGATCACACCGGCGGTAGAGATGGTGCTATCCAAAGTGTTAGCCTTGCGTGTACTCAGAGCTGACAACTTCAGATCTGTGTCGCCGTTAAGGACAGCCTTCAAACCAGCTTCCGCCATGCGGACACGCTTGGCGCGTGCTTGAGCCGCCATCACAACGTTAACCAGATCCAAAGTGGTCGCACCCAATGCCTGATCAGAGATCACCAAGCCGATAGACTCAGTTGGGATAGAGCGGTTCACGTCGGAGGTAGTGATGCCTACCATTGTGGTAGGTTCAGCCAACTGAGTTACAACGTTGTTGTCTGAGCTTTCTGGCGCCTTGACGTTGATGATCGGCTGTTCGAACTTCGGAGAAGTGATTGAAGTGGTAGTAGCGATCAGGTTGTCGAAACCACCTAAGAAATCCCCATTGTCAGCGCGAAGCTCTGACTCGATCACTTGCATGATGATTTCAGGGAACAGCAAGCGGGCAGAAGGAGTGCTGCTTGAACCGTCAGGGCGTACAATAGCGCCAACCTGCATGCCTGCTACACCTGACATGATCTCGGCGATAGAAGGTGGGCGGATACCTGTACCTTGGTCGGCAGACAAGTACAGACCTGCGTTCTGCATAATCTGACCCATCACTGGACCGTAACGTACTTCGTCTGTCATGTCGCCGAACTTACGGCTGAGGTACTGAGACAAGCTCAAACCCATTTTGGCGGCAGCTTCGTAATCAGACAGGGATACTTGGATTTCAACCTTATCGCCTGACGGAGTATTGATTTTATATTTTTCTGAGTAACTCATGGTCTCATTCCTTTCCAAAGGTTGAAATTAAACACGTTCGATGACGATGGTATCGCCGACCGCACCAGTGCCAGTTACGATGCTTACGCAGCGCCATTTGAACGCTACGCCTGCGCCCGCTTTAACAACAGGATTATTGCCTGTGTTTGCAGTGCCGAGTGCAGCTTGTGTGCCAGCTACTACAAACGCACCGACCGCTACAGTACCTGCACCTATTACAGCGAGAGCGCGTTTATTTGTTTGGATTGAACCGTAGCAGAAGCCACTGTTCACAGTGCCGGGTTCTACTGTGCGAACAATACCTTCGATGTCGTCACCGTCAGATACAGGTACGTAGTTGTCAGCGGCAGCCAGTTTTACGACTTTGCCTGCTTCCGCAGCCGCAGTCCAAACTTGGCCCGCAGTACCCAAAGCTACAGAAACCAGCAGTAACTCTGAACTTACGGTTGGGCGGATTTTCAAGTTATAAGTTGACATTGTGTTTCTCTCCTAATGGAAGTTATTTTCTACCGAAAGTCGTATGCCTACGCGCAGCGTGATCGAAAGCAGTGACGTTCCCGGCAGAAGTATTGCCGGATTGGTTTTCGCCAGCCCCTACTTCAGCGAGACCGCCGACAGGGAAACGGGTTTCCACTGCGGCTTTCAGGTTGACGTATTGAGCGGCGATTGCTTCAGGAGTAGCAGAGTCCATAGGGACTGCGCTGCCGCCCAATGCAATTTGCATGTTGTGACAAGCTTGGATAGCGATAGGGCGAAGAGCCAGCAAGTCACTCTCCAGTGACTCGACTTTAGCTTGCGCTACCGCTAAGTTAGATTCGAACTGTGCAGCACGGACTGCCATAGCTGCAACTTCACGGCTCAATGCGAGTACGCCAGCGCCGTCTGTTGGAGGAGTTTCTTCCGCTGGCGCAGCGCCGTCTGTTGGAGGAGTTTCTTCCGCTGGCGCAGCGCCGTCTGTTGGAGGAGTTTCTTCCGCTGGCGCAGCGCCGTCTGTTGGAGGAGTTTCTTCCGCTGGCGCAGCTTCTTCTACGCTCAAAGAAGCCATTGCCTGCGCTTCACTAATACCAGCAGCGATGGCTGCCTGTGCTGCCGGGGTCAGCACTTTGAATTTTTTATTACCTTTGGTCATATCGTCACCTGAATTTGCTGGTTTAGCTACTAAGGTCGGGCTTAACAGCCCGTACAAGACTTGCTCTGTGCTGGTGATGGAGTCTATCAGACCTACGCGCAGTGCGTCTTTACCGATAAATACCCTACCTTCTGCCGCCGTGTCAACTAAAGTCGGTACGGAAATGTTACGAGCTTTGGCGACAACGTCAAGGAAAATGTCGTAAATGACTTTCATCTTACTCAGTGCATCGTCTTCAGCTTCTTGCGAGATAGGTTCGTAAGGGTTGCCGAGAGCCTTGTATTTACCTTGACGCAAGACTTTCATGTCGATGCCATTGTCTTTGTACATCTGGTAAACAGAGCGCAATACAGAGATAACGCCGATGGAGCCGACCTCCGCCATCGTAGACGCCGTAATCGTAGAGCCTGCTGCGCAGCTCAGCCAATAGCCGCCTGAACACCCCATGCCTTCGATGTGAGTGTGGACTTTGTATTGCGCACTCAGAGCTTCTAACAGCTCGGACACCTCTGTAATCCCTGCGGCAGACCCTCCTGGGCTGTTGATCAGAAGAAGAATGGTATCAACATTAGAGTCTGAGACGCTGTCGAGGATAGCGCCTTTAATCTCAGGGTAGCCGACTTCACCGAAGTACCTGTTGTAAGGGTCTGCATTGTTAACCAGCACGCCCTGTATGTTGATCACAGCTACGTTGCCAACAACCTGCGACATGTACTCGTAACCTTCTCCCTCGTTTGCCGCCTGTAAAGCCAGTGAACTTATGAAAGATTCGTCCGCCTGCGTGCGTTCCATCGTAGAGGTGTTAACAGCAGCTAATCCTTTTTGCGAGATTAGAGCTACATCGCCGAGCTTCGCGGAGACCATCTGGTCTACATCGATAACGTTCCCAGTTAATTTCTTAGTCATTGACTTTTTCCTCCGGCTTTGGAAGGGGTGTCAGGTTGAAGGGCAGCGCCTTGCGGGTCTGCGTTAGGTGAGGCTTTCGTCGGGTCGATCTTTGTCGACCCACGGGCGAAGCCGGTACCGGACAAGGTAGGCGCCCCGGCGGGTCTCGGCCCTGTCCCTAGTAAGAGTGCCGCCTTCTCGTCAGAGATAAACCCTTCCGATAACTGCTCAAGTATTCTAGCCTGCCGCATAGATTTGAATGCTTCAAGCTCGTCTTCAGGGCGGAGATTGATAGGGTTGAACTGGAAGTTCACGTACACATCTTGCCCGGCCAAGCGTGTAGCTAAAGTCAGAGCGCGAGACAGTACGTCTTCTACAGGTTTGCGGATGGAGTCTGCGATTTTCAGGTACACCAAGCTCTCGGTGTTCGACAAGGATTGAGACCCCTGTACGCGTAACCCTATGATGGACGGAGAAGTCTTCAAGGATGTCGCTAACTGCCCAGAGATTGCGTTGATCAAAGGGACGAAATCGGCTTTCTCACCGGAAGCGGTGAGCAGCTCCGCTTTCGCCGTGTCGAATGTCACGAGCGCATCGTCTGGCTCAAGATCATTCACTACCGACTCTACGCTACCTTTAACGTCCTCCATCCATTTCTTCAACTTCTCAGGGTCGTTGCGCGTCTCTGTCGGCGCGGCGGCGATTACCTTGTCACTGTCGAGCGAAACGATCAAACGGCTGTGACCGCTGCGACGGACCGATCTACGGACTTCTTCCAGCAACCCTGCGAAACTGTAGGAAGCGTTGACCGCAGGCTCCAGCATCGAAGTGGCGTACGGACGGTTGGCGAACTTGTGTAGCTCTGACACAAAGAAGGTAGCAATGTCGAGGTGAATATCTACGCCTCTAGCTGATCGTTGCTTAGGGTACTTAGTCCCATCGCCGCGAGATACCCAGCTCAACGCATCGTATGCAACTAACTGGAGGCGGTCTGGCATTCTCAACTTGTTAAGTACCAGCTCCATGCCGACGCCGCCGGTAGCCACGACTTCAAGTAGCGCGGTCTCGATGATGTTCTGGAACGTTTGTTTATCGCCGTACCCTTTCGTGTAATCGTACAGAGTATCTAACGCGGCGATGACCCCCATCACTGTCTGAGTAGCTTGAGGGTTCAACTGGTGGGTCGCGGTATCGTACGCGGCTACCATGAAATCCGTATGAGCAATCTCGACAATGTCGAAAGCCGCTGTCGACAGAGTCCCTTCAAATCGTATCAGATTGCGGATTGCGTCCGTCGGGTTGGCGGATCTCGCTCTGATCGTCTCAATGCTGGCGTTTATAACGGACAGCGCATCGCGAGGGATGTCATTACCTGCCGCAGTCGAGTTGGCAATACTGTCCGCTGCCGCTTTGCTGGCGAGCTTCTTCGGTAATACGACGGGCTGTTTTACGCTCTTAGCCACAAGCAATGCCGCTCAAATAAAAACACACAGGCGGGAGTGTAAAGACCTCGGCCTGTGTGTGCAACGCTTTACTCACCAAAACCCTCGTAAAGATGGAGGGGTCATCCCTAAAATGCTGCCATCTTCTTGTTTCATCCTCACCTTGTTGGTGAAGGGCAAGGCCCCTGTCACGTTCACCGCAGAGGTCTTCGTAGACATTTCGTAAGCAATGTTCAAGTAATTTAGAGCGTGAGCGTAGTGATCATCTCCTGTCTTCACCCACCGAGAAAAGATCTCCCCGTCTTTGTTCAGCTCATCTATCCGTTTCATATTGCCGAGATGTTCCAGCATCGCGCTCATGTCGGGTAAATCGCGGAACTTAATGAAACCTGAATTAACCCGCCGAGCAAGCTGGTCGAGGCACCCTGTTCGGAAAGCCGAGACCGTGCATTCATCTTCGTTCTGCGTGATATTCTCCAACCGTTTACCATCATTTGCCGTGTAGTAACACTTCCAATATCTGCCGGGAAAACTACTGGCGATCATCGTAGAGGATGTGAAGTCAGGCCCAGCGTCAATAACCCCTTGGCTGATGCCGAAATACTTGCCGAGGTACTGCCAGCGTGCAACGAGATAGTTGTCGCCGTCCTGCCTGATCCGCTCCGAGTAAACGACTTCGAACCCGCGCTCCAGTGGTACACCGATAACCAGCCAGCTTGTCGTCTTACCTACGTCTGCCGCCATGAGGAACCCACTGTACCGAGGTGAGCAGGAGGCTAGATCGGTTTCCCGAACAGGTGGGGAGATAGCGGCGCCGCTCGTATTTTCTTTTACAGCCCCTAGTACAAATGAGTTGTCTGCATCTGCGTACGCCTCTCCGACTTTCATGTTCACCCAATCTTGCTTCCGTTCGTAGTCCAGCAGGGCGCGAAGAGTGCGAGCGATAGGGTTCACCGTCGGAACGTCCCACGGTTGAATGTGGTAAGACTTGTGCGCTTGAGCGGGACGGGAATGCACCCACACTCGGTTTTCAGTGTCCAAGAAATCTTCCCAACGCAGTTGGTTCGAACACTGTGGGCAACGGCAGAACGCTGCGTCCACGTTGACTTCTGGCCGAGAGAGATCCTCTTTCTCTAGCAGGAAAATCGGCTGATCAAGTCCGGGGATCTCGACGTCAGCAAGGAACTTGGGCGTTACGAAATCATTACAGTGCCTGCAACGGACGCCGAAAGAAGCTTGACTCCCTTCTTGAAACCGTACGTCTATACCGAACCCTGGAACTGTTGGCGTGGAGAAATCTCGGATAATGCCGCCGCCTTCTGCGTGACCTAGACGTGAGCGGAACAACGTTAAAACTTCTTGGTTACAGAAGTCATACTCATCTCTGAACAAAGCTTGGGCAGGGGTAGAGATCGCTGCGCTCTGCCCGAAAGAACCGGCAATATGCACGAACGAATTGCCAAATTGTTTCATCGAGTTCGAATCCACGTCTTTGTTGACACGGTCACGTAGTCGCTTCGAACTCGAAATGATCGGGTCTAACCTACCCTTCGTAAATTTTCCTGCCATTCCCGCAGTCGGCATAATGTAGATCGCCGTTAACGCAGGCATAACATCCATCATCGCCAGCAGTAAACGAGCGAATATCTCCGATGCACCTACTTGTGAACATTTTTTAGCTGAAACTTCGTGCGCGGTGCTGCTCACGATTTCTCGTTGATACTCGTGACCTTTGAAACTCCACGGTTGTGCGGGCTTCAAAGGATTGGAGGTATTCTTTTCCATCCATAGAGGGATCTGCGTTAAGTCAGATTCTCTGGTTAACGCCGTGGTAATCCTTTCGTAATACCCTTTTACGTCTTCAGGCAGCATCGCACAGAAACTCAGTTCATATCGATGAAAGGTGCAGCACTTAGATCGTCTTCCTCATCCTCTGCATCGGATACTGCGAAAGCATCTGTTTTTTTAGGCGAGGTATTCATCTTATCGAACACGGAACCTGCGCTAGGTAAGACAGTGTACCCCTCTTCTCCAAGCAGCAGTGAGTTCTCTGTGGCCCATTGACCTTTCGCCGCAGAGTCTTGAGCGCTGGCTCCCATGAGATAGTACAGTGTGACATCGTCACCGTCCTTCGCATTGAACATACGGTAGACTCCAGTGATCGCCAAGATACTACTGGTGTTTTCGCCTTTATCATTCTTTACGGTTTTCGCTACACGGTCACTAGGGCCTAGCGCATGTGTAAACATATATGCAGCGAATTCATCTTTATTATCTTCAGGCTGTGTCATAAACGCTCCAACGCTTCTTTCAGAAGTTTAACAAATAAAACAGGTAACTCAGGGTGATTATTTTGTTTTGCTACTTCTTCAATAGCGGCGATAGTCGCTTCCTCTACCGCCCTGCCGCGCTCGATAGTTTTCGCGTCTTTATGGAAACGCATTAAAGAATTGGTGACAGTTGAGCAGGCTGAGATAACTTCTTTAATGTCGCGGAAAGTAATTGAATGATCCGAACCTGCTCTGTCACCTTCCGCCAATTTCGTTCGCATCCGTCGTAGCATTCGCAGTTGTTCGTTAATCTCGCGCTCCAAATTGACATCTTCCCCTTCCTTATCGTCAACACGGATAGCAGGGTAGATTCCCGAAGGCGCTTGAGGGAACGCATCGAGTATCGCCCACATTTGATCCTCGGTTAATGTGCCTGTCAGTATCCGCCCACGGATCATTTCGATACTGAGATCCGTGGAGGACCTCTCGTTTTCTTGGACAGCTTCTTGCTCGAACGCGTAGATGTCTGTCATGGGGTTTTCCATTCAGCGTACTGCGCTTCGAGACGCTTCTCTTCTTTGATGACGCGATAAGCAGTCAAAGGCCCCCATAACCAAAACAAGAATGGGAACAAAACTCCTAGCAATATCGTGATGACTGCCAACCCTAAATAGAAAACAATCGCGAGAATCGACATGCAGAAAAACCAGATGTGGTTCACTGCTCGCCATAATTCTCTGAACGCAATCATCACAGAGCCAAGCTTACCTCTTACTACCTTCGTCTCTTCGTCTATCGACGGTAAGCCGAAAAGTGCAGCAAGCAAAGACAGGTAAAATTGCCACATGACTTTGGGGATGCAAACTACGGTGACTTTAATAAAGTGCAGCATTATGTTACCTCTCTATAAACGTAGTCATAATAAAAAAACAAATCGTAGAAATCTCCGTGGGTGACTGGAGATAAGACGTAAGGGAGCGCAGAAGGTCTCAGCACGGCGTAACCCTGACTCAACCTCTCTACCCGCGTAGAAGCTTCCCCGTAGCGGCGAACAAAATAATTAGCGCCTTCACAGTCCGTACATAAACGTATCTGTACGACAAACCCCCCTTTGCTAGAGTCTTCCGCAGTCATGCAAGAAGCGTAGTTCTTCCGTATGACAGGAGTGTTGGACTCTTCGACACGTACTTTGTCGTCGCCCATGATTTTCCGTAGTAAGACGTTGACAGTCTCTGTGACGGCGTCGCTGATTGTCTTATCTACCGAGTACGGGATACAGTCCAAAAAAAGTTCGTCTGACATTCTCGGTGTAGCATCAAAGATATTTGCTAAACGTTCGCACGCTTCCGCTGAAAGTACAGG